TATCTTCTATATCTTTATCTGTATAATTTATTTTTGGATTTTTATTAAATGCAGATTTAGATGCTACAAAAAAGCGACCATGTTTTGGATGATAACCAAATACTAATGATGGAGCACCATCGTATTTTGTTGAAATATTTGTATCTGTTTTTTTACCTAATAAAGATTTATGTGCATCATCTAACATCTTTGCAGCATTACCGACACCTTCATGACCATCATGAATATGCATATCTTCTATGTGCTTTAAATGCTTTAATTTTTTACCAGATCCAGATTCATCCGTTTCTTCGGTTAAAAATGTGTTAAAAGAAATTACCATTTTAAATCCTAATTTTAGATATTTATCTGTATTTTATCAAGCAATGCTTGATTAACATCAATTGAAATAGATGATGACATGTTAGCAGATAATTGCACTCTTATAGTACCAGGTCTTGTAGCACCATATGTTAGAAAACTTATTTCTTTTAAATTCATTATATTAAAAGTAGGTATTTCTATGTCAATTAATTTTTGAATATTATTTGATAATTGTCCTGGTGAATTTGCATTAAATAATATAAACTTACTACCATTAACAATCACAAAATACTTATCTTTATTTTTATACCAATGATTTTTAAAAGTACTAACAGCCTTATCTAAATTTGTAGAAAATTTAAAATGTTTTATAGGCAAACTACCACTTTTATTTTTTACACCTTCATCACCAGAATAACCAATTGTTTTATCAGTTTTTCTAAGGTAATCTATATAAGATTCAAGACTAGGATAATCAGTAAAACTATTAATTAATTCATTAATAAAAGTAAGGTCTTTAGATGCACTTGATTTATTGCCTGTTCTATATGCAGTTATATCAAAAACGTTTATTTTACTTAAACTGCTTGCATTTTTAATTTCAGCCGCTTCAGATACACCATTAATAGAAAACGAAACATCAATTTCTTGTGAACCTATTTTTGCAGTTTTTACATTTACAGCACCAAATAATTTGATAAACTGCGCAAACTTATCTTGTGCCATACTACCAGAACTAACTCTAGCAGTTATGTCAGGTTTTGTTGTGTATTGATATTGAACATTATTAAAATTAACAGAAATTACATATGGAAAGTTTTTTGAAATAGGTTTATATTCTTTTATTTCATATTTTACTTGTAAATTAGAAAAAATAGTTTTTAATTTATCAAATGCAACTTCTCTATTTTTATCTATTCCTCTTAATGAATATATTTTTTTATTTCCTGTGCTAAGTCTAGGCACATAATCTACTTTTATAGAAGGATAAGCTTTTTTTATTTTTAAAAAGAATGGATCTTGCATTTTATACCTTTTTATAAATATTTATAAAAAAAAAGGATGAGCCTTTACAGACCCACCCTTTTATGCAATACGAACGAGCGGAACCCCACCGTTAACCTCGTTAATTCCAATCCTGATAATATCAGCTTGCCACTTGTGCTGCAGACACAAACGTGTTGCATTGCCGCTCAATAAAGAGCGAAACTATTATTATTTATACTCAATAAATGTTTTTTTCTAAATAATATTAATTTTTTTTAATATAAAATTAGGTGTCCAACCATCAAATGCTCCACCTAAATTAAGATGCCTCATTAATTCTTTAGCATCTTTATAAACTTTGCATGTTTTAATCAAGTGATTAGTATGTGTTTCAATAACGTTGTATTGATTCGAAGAAGATTCAACAATATAATTAAGCTTAGAATTTTTCATGATGTATCTCCTGTTACTTAAACCCAGCAAAAACTTGTTTATTGAAATTAGATTTTGGCAAGTTTCTCTCTGTGTCCTCTGAACCAAATTTAGAGTTATCAAATACTGATTTTGCTTTAGTTTTTGGACCATCTAATAGATCTTCCTGTGCTGATTGTTCTACATCATAAAGCCGCATTTTACCGCGATCAATGCCAAGGAAAAACCTACGATTAGACCCTGGATCATTATAGCGATTCTTGAGCTGCTTAACCAAGATTTGATTTCGTGATTCCATTTCTTCGGACGTTTGGAGTCCAAACATAAAATCAGCTGTGGCCGGGAGTCCAAAGGATTCTGATGTGTCTTCCAATCCCAAGTCGCTGCTCGAATATCCACTTCTAGTTGTTTGAGTTGCAGAGAAGATAGGTACATTGAACTCCACGGCAAGTCCTCGTAATTCTTCTGCGATTGCCTTGATATAGGTATAAGAATTGATGTTGGCACCATACTTCATCCTCGAAGACATACAAATATTTAGATAATCGATATAAATGATATCGGGTTTAAAGTTTTTCTTAATCTTCAATTCATTAAGAAGATGCCTAAAGTTAGCAGATCCAGCACATGCAGTAGGATATTCCTTGACAATTAGTTTGCCAGTCGTCTTTGCCATTATCTTTTCTATCTTACTTTTATAAGATTGTAAAGGAATACTTTGAAGTTGATCTAGCGATATATCAAGAAGATTTGCATCAATTCGTTCTGCAATACGTTCCTCTGCCATTTCCATTGTAATGTAAAGAACATTATAACCTTTTATAAGGTTAGCAGCAGCAAAATGACACATAAGCAAAGATTTGCCAACACCAGTACCAGCCAATGCAATGTTTAGTGTCTTATTTGGTATTCCACCACCAGTGATTTCATTAAAATAATGTAGGTCAAATGGTATTTTACTTTCTTTCTTATGATAAAACTCAAATCGCGCATCGGAATCTTCTAGAAAATCATGGCCGATGTGTGTATCAAACGATACGGCGAGAGCATCCGTGAGGACTTGCGGTATAGACCCTTTCGAGGTTTGCCCGGATTTATCATCCAAAATCTGGATAGAAGACATGATCGCATTGTATATTGCTTTTTCTTGGCAGAATTTTTCTGTTTGATCGAGTAACCATTGTATTTCTGTTTTTTCATCAGAATTTAACTCCGAGATTCTATCACGAGTCTTCTTAAATACATCATCATTAATGCCATCTCTATTAGATAGGTCAATAATCAATGCTTCTTTAGTCGGAAAGGTATTGTACTTTTTAATATATTCATCAACGATATTGAATGTTAACTTATCAGAGTAATCTTGAAAATATTCTTCTTTTAAAAAAGGTATAACTTTTCTACCATAATCTTCATTTGTTAGAAGATTACTAAAGATTAGTTGTTCAATAGCCATTCGTTTTCCTTAGTAGCTAATTTAAAGATCTTTTGGATTAATTATACCAAGAACCCAGTTTTCTGCGATATCTTCGGCATAATGAATAGAACGGTCTGAAAATGTACGATACTCTACTGTTTCAGTAATAATATATCTTACACCATAATCACCATTTTTATCAACCGTTACTTCTGCTTTTCTATTATTATAATTATCAATACCTATGTATTCATGCAATATTTTCATCTTCACTCTCCATGATAGAGCCCATAGCCATTTTATATGTATTTTTAATATATTCAGCTAAATCTGTATCTTGAAACATCTTTGTCCAGAATTCTTTATTATCAACAATATCACCAGCGCGCATACTTGGCTGTCTAACCTCGCCGGTTTCCTTATCTACGGTAGCATACCAACCAGCTTTAGGCTTAACAATATAACCGCCATCAAGAGCAACATCCAATAGCCCGGACCAGCGGTTAATGCCACCATTAAATGAAACTGTGATAGGAATTTTAGACTTTTCTTTGACATAGCGAGACTTCTCAATGTTAATTACGAAATGATAACCATTAATTCCATCTGCATCCTTATCTTGCTGACGACCTAAAATCCAAATAGCATCAGAGGAATAATAAGATCCAGTACCACCACCAACAATATCCTTAGGATACAGTCCAATTTCCTTGTATGTATGATTTACTACAACCATCGGAATATCCTTTAACGAAAGATGTGGTGTAATCATACGAAACAATGACTTAAGCTGTTTAGCACGTGACATATCGGCAACTGACTTACCATCAAGTGCATCATCTACTTCTTTCTTAGAAGCTAGATTACCAATAGAGTCAATGATAATCATAACACGATCTTCTCTACTAAGCTCTTTCATCTGAGCCATGATATCAAACTTTAATTCTTCAACATCAGTAATAGGTGTATGCACAACAGAATCAAAAGGAATATTAAAGGTGGTAAAATATGATTGAGGTGTACCAAACTCAGAATCATAAAAAAGTACAATGCCATCTTTGTACTTCCTTAGAAAGGAAGATGCCATCAATAGAGCAAAACCAGTTTTAAAATGTTTAGATGGACCGGCCAACATCGTTAGACCTGGAGTGATACCACCATCTACAGAACCAGATAATGCAACATTAATCATTGGAACTGGTGTTGGAATCATATCTTTCTTAGTAAAGATCTTACTATCAAGCAATGTAGAAGTAAGATCAATAGTGCTATTTTTAATCAACCTATCTTTAAGTAACATAACGACTCCTGTTTGTCTAAAACTTTATTATCAACATCTAATATATCATTATTTTGTTAGTTTGTAAACCATTTTTGATTAGTTATACCAATATTTGTTGCTATTAAAAGTAAGATAGCAAGAGGATCAAAAACAAAAACAAGAAGAAAAATAACCATCCTAACACTTCTTTTAAAATTTTCAGAAGACTGTATTTCATATATAAGCTCAGCAATGTGTCCACACGACTTGATTTTTTATTCAAATCTAATTCTTTATTTCGTATGTGTGGATATATTTTTGACATAATAGTCTTTTAATTTATTATTTGTCTACGTAATTATTAATTTTCTTAATAAAAGTTTGAATCTTTACAGCCCTATCAGGCCAAAGGATATATTCTTTACTAGGATCTTTTGATAAATTTAATAACAATGGCATAATCATATTTCTAAGACCATGCAATTTATCCTGAGCTTCGGCAGTTTGCTGTTCTACTACCTTAGATTGTTCTTCTACTACTTTTTTTAGTTGTTCTTCATGAACTTTTAATTCAGACTCTGATACAAGACTAAATCCAAAATCATCATCGCTTAGTTTCATACGAACCAATCCTCTAATGTGGATACTTTTTTGTTATTCACTTTCCAGTGCAATACATCAAGAATAGACTTAATAGGGTCAAGAAAAGCTTTGTCGAATTGCTTTTCGTAATCAATATATTTATTAATTTCTAACTGTTTAGGCATAGCAGAATTAGTTGCTATAACATTTTCTTGTCGAGTTATAGGATTAGGTGTAATAAGATATGCAAACTTTATCTTATCGCCATTAGTAATAGATTGATGTTTCTTTTCTAGATTATAATCTTTGATTACTTTGTTATAAAGCAGTGATGCTCTAACCTGAATAGGCAAAGACTTCTGATCCAATTTATAATGCATAGGACATGCATTACCATTATCATTCTTGCGAAAGAATATAAGTTTAACACCTCGAGGAAAAGCAACTTCTTCAAATTCCATTTGAAAGAATTTTTCTCTAAATTCTTCAATGAAATTAAGAACAGTTGTTTGATCACTATTCATAATAAGATCTAGCGTTTTCTTAATGTTTACTCTACATGAGGCTGGAGTAGAAGAACGTACTGCTTCAATACCCATAATCTTAAGTTCTGGTTTTTCATATTGCACACCTTCACTATTCCATACATTAAGAATGTACATCTTCTTTGCTTTCCAGATTCCTTTATTACAAATGTTCTCTCGTTTCATTTCCATTTTCTGTTGATATACAGACATTATATCACCAAGCTCTTTATATGATTTATTAATATATGGTTGTATCTTCTGTTCACAGAAAGAATCAAGAGCTTTAACTATTTCAAGATCATCAGTTATATCTAGTTTTTCTACAAGTGGACCCATGTTAACATAAACAGAGTCGGTATCAGAGGCAATTACATAATCTGTGTTATCTGTTTTGAGTAATTTATTAAAATATGCATTAATTTTTTGTTCGATCCATTTAATGGAAAGTTGACCAGAGGTAGTGATAGCCTCAGCATGATTAAAGTTGAACCATCGAAAATATTGATTACCTAAGGCACCATATGCTGAGTTAAGCTGAATCTTTTTTGCGAGCTGTAGATTATGATAACGCGAGATTAGTTTTTCATCATCTTTATTTTTTGTTTCTTTAAATCTTTTCTTAGCTTCAAACATTTTGTCTTTATAAACAACACGATCATTATACATCTTTTCCATTAGAGCAGGAAGAAACCCTTGCTTTGATTTTGAGTACAGACAACCATTAGCAGTAACAGCATTCAATGGATCTTGATTTAGAAAATCACCATTTAAAATATTATCAATAGAAGGAAAATTTGACCTACGACCCATGAAAGTTTCAGGTGAAATATTATACTGCATAATAAGATGAGGATATAGAGAGTTCAAGTCGAAAGATACAACCCACTTATGCATACCAACCTGCGGGTCTTTAACATAACCACCAACAAGTGTATCGTAATTATCTTCTATCTTTTGTTGTGGAATAACAATCTTTTGATCTAATAGATAGTTATGAATGATAACATCCCAAGGCCTAACAGTGGTTAGAGTATCATTGTAGTTTACCTTTGCATCATAGGCAAGCGCGAACACCTGTTTAATGAAACCAAGTTTATCTTCAAGCCTATCAACGAGCACACAGTCATGGATATTATAATCGATGAACTTCTCGTAATCTTTCTTATACAGATCTAGCAAACTATCGTATTCAGAATAATCGAGTTTGCGTTCACCAAGAACGATGTTAGCGATATGATCTAGACGATAAGACTCTTGATTAGTAAACGAAAACTTCTTATAAAGATGCATATAATCTAGGATGGTGATACCAGCCGGCACGAATGCCTGATTCTTCTGATCACGAACTATGATTTCTTTTTCATCTAGGAACTTCCAAGGTGAAAGCTTCTTTGCTTCCTTCTCACCAAGCTGACCAATGATGCGGTTAACAATATATGGAACGTCGAAGAATTCAACATTCCATCCGGTTAATACATCTGGTGCCCAGTCAGGATGATTCCATATAAGAATAAACTTAGCTAATAGATCTTTCTCATCTTTACAGAGAACGTAAATTACATCATCTGACTTTGGCTTATAATAACCACAGCCAAATACGATGCTACGACCATTCTTTCTAAGAGAGATAGCAGTGATTGGTTTAGATGCTAGTTTAATATCAGGAAAACCATCATCACTGGCGACCTCAATATCAATAGTCACTACTGAAATAACTTCCGGATCATAATCAATCTGACCAGGATATTCATCATTGATGAACACGTATGGATAATTGGTTAATCCATAAAACTTAAAGTTTGATATATCGCTATATTGTTTAACGAAATCACGAGCTTCACGCATAGTGTTGAAGTTTACTTTACCAACCTTTTTATTATCCAGAGTTAGATAATCACCATTTACAGAAGGAATGAAGAGGTAAGGCTGATACTCTACCTCTTCATCAATACGCTTACCGTTCTGATAACCACGCAAATAGATTTTGTTACCACGTGCGTAGAAATTTGTATAGAAACGTGACATGTATACCTCAATCCTCAATTATAAACATATTATATCATATTTTATGAGAGAAGTAAATTATTGTTTACCAGCTATTTTCTCTTGTCCACGTGTCCACGCAGCAACACCAAGAATGGCACCAAACGCCATATGAATCAATCCACCATTATCAAGTGTGATTGACTTCCACGGTATATATGTCATACTCTTAACAAACTGTGGCAAAAACATAGAAATAATAGGAAATGCTACGAAATCAGAAAAACACATAAGCATGTAAAGCCAGCCCATCGCTGGTCTCCACATTGATTTCATCCAAGGTTCTTCTTGTTTAGAGTTCTCTGCTTTCCATTTTTCTCTTTCTAGTTCAATAGCAACTAGTTGTGCTGCCTCTGAAACCTGTGATATTGTGCTTGGTCTATTATATGGACCACTATCAGCATAGCTTGTCTGTATAGAGGCAGCTGCGCCTTTTGTAGCAGGTGGCAATTGATCCATAGCAGGTTTTGATATTGATGGTTCTTCATCTATTGTATTAAATTTAGGCATATTTGTTCCTTAAGATGAAACTATTATTGTATATTTTTTTTATTGTGTCATAGTACGTGCAGTTTGATTAATGAGTGATTTGACTGATGAAATGTCTCTTGGTTCTTTTTTAAACCCTACAGCAATATATCCAATCATATGACCAACATCCGGCGGTATTGATCCTCTACATGTATAAGTCACACCACGAGATACTGTCCAATCTCCAGCAGAAGATGTAGCTTTAAACGGTTCACATAATATTTCACCGTTTAACATAGAAATAGCAGCTCTATTACGTTCAGGAGCATCACTAAAAAATGATCCTTTTTTTCCTTCTAAAGGTGTAAACCTACCATCGTGAGATTGAGCTATTCTTGTTGTACGTATATTTTGTGGAAGGTTAATATGATGTACAATCACAATCTCAGCTCCAGAGTCACGAAGCAAATCACGACTCAGAGAAGATAATTTTTCGTCTGCCAGTAATGTTTGCATTTTATCTTTAGATGTCAATTTTTCAACAATTAGTTCTTGTTGTTCAAACGCAATATATCCAAGAAGCCCGGTTAATCCCATAATAATTACAGTGAAAAGTTTGAACGGGCTATCAACCCATTTAACAAGATCCATTGTTTTATCCATCCATCCTGATGGAGCTTTAGGTGTAACAATAACTTCAATTGGCTTTTCAGCAACTTTAATTTTAGGAATAGGTTTTTTAACTATAGGTTTTTTAGTAATAGTTTTAGTAGCTTTTGTTATTATTTTTGCCATCGTAAATTCCTTTATACGAATATATTTAAAGCTTCCGTATAATTAGATTCACGTTCTTCAAGACCGTTTGTACCACCATTAATCTTCTTTGTTACAGTAAGAACATCGTCGTTATCTGCCCACTTATTTAGTTCTCTTGAGTCCCAAAACCAAGCAGCAGACCAAGCTGCGCCTTCAGCTGTTTCTAGCCACGTAGTTGCATCTTCTAATGACATTTCCATATCAGAGGCAAATGCTTGGTAATTACTTTTACCTGTAAGCTGTATCAATCCTCGACCACGATAACGATATCCATCTCCAGATTCAGGAGGACCATTACCCATGCGACTAGCGTAAACTAGATTCGCAATCTTTTCCGGATTTTTTGCATAATCGTTAGGATTCTTACCTCTAAAGTATTTTGGGAATACTTTTACTAACGTTTCTGCTCTATAATTTAGATTTTCTTTTCTAGCTCTTAAGCCACCAGATTCATGACCTACCTGAGCCAAAAACATAGAAATTCTCTGTGATGTATTAATTTCGTAGAATGCTAATACTTCGTTTAACGGTTTTACATATTCCTTAATGACATCTTCATTAGTGTCTTCAAAAAATTCATTCAATTGTTCAAATGTTACTAAAGCCAATTTAATCTCCTATATTGTAATCAGATCATAATATAGGATTCATCATAGATTATTTATAATTATTATATTTTCACAAAATGTTTTGCTGCTTCGAATATAATTTGTTCTCTGGTAATACCTAATTCTTTTAATTCATATTCTGTCAAAGAATTTAATTGAACAATTGTCGACAGGTATAATGAATAACTATTCATCCATTTGGATGTAGATTCAAATATGTTTATCATTTATATTTTCTCTTTTTAGATTATGTTAAATTAAAATGTGGCCAGTTGCTTTTGCCGCCAGCCACATGTTATAATATATTAAATTACATCACTCTTCTACAAGAAGTTCTTTCTTTGTCTTCTTAGTGGTCTCTACATCTGTGATGTCGATTTTCTTTGGCTTCTTATCCTCTGGGATAATATGTTCCAACCAAATCTTTAGAATACCATTAAGCATCTGTGCATTGTTGACTACAACATTATCTGCTAGAGAAAATGTGCGAGTGAATGCACGGTCTGCAATTCCTTTGTGGAGATATTGCGTTTCGATTCCATCTTGTGAAACAGTATCGAGAGTAGTCTGCCCCTTAATAACAAGTTTGTTATCTTCGAGTGTAAGTTCAACATCTTGCTTTCCAAATCCTGCAACTGCTAGTTCAACAACATAAACATTATCATCTGTCTTTTTTAAATTAAACGGAGGATAATTGATATTGGATGCGGTTTTTTGGATATGTTCAATTGTTTCTTGAAACTTCTGAGCAACCTTATCCGAACCTACAAAAAACTTACCAAGCTTTTCAAGATCGGCAAAAGTATGATCAAATTTATAGTTATTCCACTGAGTATTCATGTATTTTCTCCTATTAAGCGAGTTTTATTATATGGACCTATTAGGCATCCATAATAGTATATATAATCATTAACTTAAAAGTGTCAATAGTTAGTGAGCATTTTTAGTTTCTTTTGCCTCTACTGAGAGAGACACTGTGTCACCATGAAAATAATAGATTGGTGTTAATCCATATTGTTTTAGTTTTTCACCTCTTTTAAGTGTTGCACCGAAACTATTATTAGTATCACCAAGTGCACAACAAACAGTATTTGCCTCGAGCAAAATTAATTCTTCAACTTCTTCAATATTACTCATCAATCCCATAGCCCTTTGTAATATTTGCCAAAAAGAAGAAGTCCATTATCTATACGATTAGTGTATTTTTCTGAACCTTCATGATCATATGTATTATTGGTTTTATCATAAAACGTTTCACTATCACGATCATCACAATTTATAAGTGTATCAAATGTCCAGATCAATTCATCCATAACCCAGTTATAGCGTTCTTCGGCTTTCGAATCAGTACCATATGCATCTTTTTCTCCTGCTTCAATGGTAGGAGCATCTTTCGGATCAACAGAAAAATAACCATGATTAGTTGCTTTGAGCTGAACAAGCATAGGGTGAATGATAAGAGCGAGAGTGTGATCCATTGACCATGTATCATATGGATCAATACGAATACTAATTTTACGATTGTTTTTTGAATAGATCCAATTACAAAAGACATTAATCCAAGTTCTGGCTAACCAATCACCAAGTTTATCACAGGCTTTATAATCCCAACGACTATAGCGAGAATCATCATCTGCCCAGATACCTCGACGATCTATCCAAAAGAAGATCTTGTTTGCGATCTGATGTGGGCCTATCCAATTTTTATATGGTCCAATATTTACTTTCATGGTTCATCCTGTACAGTTTCATCTTCGATAGATGGTGGCCAATCAAAATTAGGATTTTTTGCTTTTTCAGAGTTCATAGCTGTCTCGAGTGCATGAATAATACCAATGCGAACAAAAGCCTCAACTTCTCCTGGCGCAAATTCAACGGTCGCATCTGCCGACCCATCTTCATTTACTCTAATAACTTCAAGCTTCATGATATGACTCCTATAAATAGATGATATTGGTGAAAGGGACTACAAATGAACAAACTTACCTTATATATAGCAGCTGGTGTAATTAGCTTTGGCTTTCTTACTGGTTTTTATTACAAATGGCGTAAAGATATTGAACGCGAAGCTTTATATGAATATAACCAAACACAATTTGAACAAAATCAAAAAGATCAAGAACGTTTAAAACAACAGCTTGAAGATATAGTCAAGAGACAGAAAGAAGTTGAAGAAGCTAATACTCTTGATAAGAAAGAGTTTAAAGATAAGATGTATTCTATCACAACTGGTATCGAAGCAAAAGATACTGTAGATAGACCAGCATCAGATGTACTTAAGAAGACTGTAAATAAACTAAAGGATGCACCAAAATGAAATTATTACTTATCTCTTTTATTACTTTAGCTTTAACTGGTTGTGCATCTAAACCTCCTCAGATCCTTACTAAAACTGAGATGCAGGTTGTAATGCCAGAAAGAACAATGTTCTATTGTCAGAATGTTCGTCGCTTTCCTAATTCAGAAACTTTAACAGATGCACAGGTTGCTAAACTATTAGTTGAATTACATTTAAAGAATACTGAATGTCAAAAGAATATGAATGCAGTCTATAAATTTTTAGATGCTGCTAAGAAAGAAACAGAGAAGAAAGAAGAGAAGAAGTAATTAAATTTCTTTTTCTTCTTCTATTTGTTCGATCAATATTTTAAGGGTTTCTTCAGTTGTTTTAATCGTATTAACCAAATGTGTAATTATACTATCTTGGTTATACACAATAACCCAACAATAACCTGCCCAAAAAGACATCAATACCATGTTACTATATGTAAAAGTGTCAAACATATTATTAGTTATAAATGTAAAATATATAAACATTGCAGAAGAATATGCGCTAGCAGCGAGAGGAAAGTATTTTTTATAATAATGCATTATGATTCCTTGATATATTCTTTCAGCATATCATATAATTCTGGATTATGATCTTTCCAGTGTTCACTTCTAATATTATTAAGCTGATTATCCATATCTAAAAACTCATTAAAATTTCCTGATGTTTTCATCATTTCATTTTCAACCATTTTGAATGTATAATCATTGACTTTATCTTTTAAATTAGAAAGAATACGATGTTTAACTTCAGGTGGCAAGTTAGAGCAATATAACCAATCTTTGCCTTGTACCATATGCCATTCTATACCAATTTTATCAGAGTATCTATGTTTTATATATTCTTCTAGTTTATAAAATATATTTACATTATATATTGATATAACAGAAAAAATGTTTACATAGTTTTTTCTATTCCTAGGGTAATTTTCAAGAAACCAATCAATAGTTTTTTCTACTGTTTCCCATTGACTATTTTTTCTTAAAAAACTATTTAAACTACCATAGGCATCTATACTCAGATTTATAGATAAAAGTTCACAACGATCGAACAACTCTTTTAATGTTTTACTTGGTATCATAGTAGCATTTGTTGTTAAAAATATTTTAAGCTGTGATAAATTACATTTATTGAGTATTTCAATAAACTTTTTTTCTTCCATCAGTGGCTCACCACCAATTAGTTTTATATGACGAAGTTTTGAGAAATCATATATCTCAAATAATTCTTTACTGTATTTGACACCGGATTTATCTGTCTTAAAATCAAAAAAATCTGTGTTTAATTTAAGAGCGTCACTATACCAACTAGTGCTTAATGCTGGACCACACATCCTACACTTATTATTGCAGACATTACTTAAAGCCAGATCAATATGAGTTAATACTGGATTTTCTGGTATTTTTGTTCCTAGACCGTCATTAATATAATTTAAACGCATGCTTGATTTACCATTAGAAAGTTCTTCTTGTTTATAACAAGCTGAACATCCAGCGACGTATTCATCTTTTATCATACTTTCGCGAAGTTGTTGCATGAACGGATGATTGAAAACATCAGCATGTGATAAATTTAAATCTTCAGGTGTGTGTTTCCAACTAAACTGACAACATGGAAAGACACGATTATCTGGTCTTACAGCTATATGATGAAACGGTAAAAGACAACGATGTTTATATTCGTTCATTGTTAATTGCCATAATACTCTTCACCTTTCTCTGCGTAATATTTAGCGATAGTCAATGCTTTTTCTTCTGTGTAATCTGTTATTGCATCTTCTTCATAATGAGAAGAGAATTCATTATAATTGCCTTCATTAACTACTTTATATGTTATGCGTACATTATCTTTATATACACCAATATTAATGCCAATTATTTCTTTTATTTTAGTAATAGGATTAAACATGTCTATTTTACGTTCCCATGTTTCACCTTCAAAATAAAGTTCCTCTATGTCATAGATCTTATGACAACGTGGTACAATAAACTTATGTCCTATGTCATATTTAGTTTTGATTATCATTGGCAGTATCTCTCAATTACTTCACGACCACGACGATCATAGCCAATCACCTGTTCCCAACATACCGGTCGATTGTTATAGTAATATGTACCTGCGCCAAGAGCACCAAGTGCAAGACCACCTATAGCATATGGAACCCAGTTATTATGACGTGGCTGATGGCGGTGATAGTGCTGGCGAGGCGGCACATAATGACGTTGCACATGTGGCCTGTAACCACGATCATGCTGTCTATGCTGTGCCACTGCTGGCACAGCTGTTATTGCAGTGATTGCTAACGAGAGTATTGCAGCAAATTTAAGCATGTTTTTCTATCCTTACAATAACAAAGTGTGTATCATTGTAATAGCCGAATTCCCAACAATTTGTCTTAATATTGTAACGGCTGATATACTTCATGATTAAATACTTTCGATGATTGGACGACCGATGACTTTAATCTTACTTGTACACTTGTTATCCATATCTTTAGCAAACTTAATTGCCGACTGCATTGTAACAAATTTGCATATTTGATCTGAAATTAGAAGACCATATAAAGCACTATTTTTGTTAACATGCTTGATATCATATGTAACTTTAAATCTGTACATGATTACCTCTTACATTGGTTATATCTATATATTACCATTTTGGCATGCTTTGTACATATTTATTTTGAGTCGGGGCGGATCATGCGAATATTTTCTCTATAGTCGCGTAGTAGCTTCGTATCTATCTCATGTGTAGCTATATAATATGCAGCTACACCAATCATGGCTAATGTCCATCCAATAGATACCCATGTAGCAATAAAAATATCGTTGAGGATTAATGTGAGTTCAGTACGAAGACCAAGTGTACTAGTAATGCAAATAATTACAATGAACGAGATCTTAAAAAAATTACGTAGAAAACCTGATGAGATATCATAACCATTGTGCATCACTCGTCTCCATAATATATGAAGAGAGGAGCATTGCGCTCCTCTCAGAGTTCTATTAGAACCTGTAGTTTACACCAGTTGTAATGCGATCCTCTGCATTACGATTGGCCTTTTCGATAACATCGATCCGACGATAACGTACATCAAGCTCAACACTTGGTACGATTTCGTACTTAGCACCAACACCAATGTTATAAACGGAATAATCTGCAGTTACAGAATTCCAACGATAACCAACGCCTGCAATACCATAAACGGTAATATCAGCGCCAGGAATCTTGTACTGTGGTACAACATTTATAGCAAACGTATTGCCATAATTCCAATCGCCACCAACCTTAGTTTGTGGACGAGAGAAGTCATATGTACCTTCTACTGCGAGGAACGAAAGAACGTTCCAGCCAGCAACAGCACCACCAGAGTAGACGCGAGAATCTTCACTCCAATTTGTACCGACATTAACACCAGCATAGTACTGTGACTGTGCGAATGTTGGAAGAGCCGGAGAGACCGGAGCCTTCTTTGAGGGTACATCAGCTGCTGAGGCAACTGTTGCAGACGCAAGAAGCGCAAGCGCCGCTACGATAGTCTTTTGCATTTATTTTCTCCTAGTTTGTTACATTACTCAAAGATGCTTTGGATTAAAAAGAATACACCTATTATTATAGGTATCCAAAACAACATTATTATTAACCAGAAAATATGGACTAAATTATCAATAAACTTTCTGGTATTAACATGCTTATAAAGCATGATCCTATTTATAACCCTAAAGCTTTATGGGTGTACTTGAGATAGCCACCCTTAAAGTCATGAGTTAGATATTCTGAGAGGATTTCAAAGCGTAAGGCAGCATGATTATCCTCAGAATCTCTGAGTTGTTTTGCTGCATCATTACAGAAACGAATAAGTGAGACCAATGACACTTTATCATCATGATCATTGAGTGTCATAGCCTGCTTTTTACCAGGACGTTGCATGTTCTTACCTCCAAACTATAATTAGATTATATACAGATTTATATGAATGTATATAGTCAAAAGTCATGAGTTAAATATACCGGTGATCATTATCTTCTCAAACAGTGGCTCTTTGTGAATTTCTCGAAACACGCTTTATTCCTTCGAAGCGCGAGCAAGAAAATTTTTCAGGCTTTCATAAACGGCTCTGTTCGCTTCTTCCGTCCCTATTGTAACGCGAATTGCATCGGGCAATTGATATGAGGAAACACCTCGGACGATCACACCGTCCTGCGTGAGTGTCTCCTCTGCTTCTTTGGCCGAGAGACCTGCTTTCCTTGGGAAGTGGACAAGAATGAAATTACCAACGCTGGGGGTAACTTCCAGCCTAAGGCTTGAAACCTTGCTCGTCAACCAAGCTAGCCATTCTTCGTTGTGAGTGATCGATTTCTCAACATGAGCGACGTCATTGATGGCGGCGATTCCAGCAGCCATAGCAGGGCCGTTGACGTTGAAGGGACCCCTAATACGATTGAGTACGTTGCAAACATGAGCAGGCGCATAGGCCCAGCCAATCCGGAGGCTGGCCAAACCAAATATCTTGGAAAATGTGCGGGTCATAACAACGTTTCCAGCGCTGGAAACGAGATCCTGGCCTGCCGAGTAATCACTTCTTCGGACGTACTCAGCATAAGCGCCGTCGAGCACCAACAGCACGCTTGGCGGCAATGCAGCGTGCAAACGCTTCACTTCATCAAAAGGAAGATATGTCCCCGTAGGGTTATTTGGATTGGCGATAAAGACGATCCGAGTTCGTTCACTTACGCACGCCAAGATTTCATCAACAGAAGTTGTATAATTTCTCTCCTCTGCAACTACCGGCACACCTCCGGCAGCCAATATGGCGATCTTGTAGATCATAAAACCATAAGTCGTCAGAATGCCTTCGTCGCCAGGACCTATATAAGCGGTCGCCAGAAGATGAAGGATATCGTCGGAGCCGTTCCCGCAAACAATGCGAGCGGGATCAAGGCCAAAACGATCAGCTATCGCCTCGCGCAGAGCTCTGGCGGAGCCATCAGGATAAACTTCGAGAGTATCAGAGACCGAACGAAATGCCTCGATAGCAGATGCCGGCGGGCCGAAGGGTGTCTCGTTAGAAGAAAGCTTGAAGACTTTTACGCCTACTTTGACCGTGCTTTTGCCCGGTACATACGCTTCAATAGCCATAATGCCGGGTCTGGGCGACGGACTAGACGTTGACATGTGTTTACCTTCAAACTATAATTAGATTATATACAAATTTGTATAAATGTACACAATCAAAAGTCACCTTCTATTGTATATATAATTGTACAATATGCAATAAGTGCAAGTATCGCTATTGATATATCAATCATTTTTTAACAATCCATTCACGTGGTCTATTATATGTTGGTTCTGAAGGCGCCATGATAGGTGTATTACTATTACGTCTATGAAGGTACTCGCCAATGGCTTCGCGTATGCATGACGATGGGTCCTTACCTAGTGATTCAGCATACTCGTAGAGTCTATCTCTTAATATGGTATTACAACGAAATGAAGTAATCCGGTTTTCCATTCCGGATTTAGCACGATATAATGATGTAGCACCGTCTTTGTATTGATGTCTCTCTGGCATTATACCTTATATGTGTAGTAGCAATCTACTATCTGTTTGAGTTTAGGGTCCATAAAACTGTTATACCAATCATGATCCATAATACCTGTGCATAGGTCCATGTAATCTTCATCAGTTAGGAACATTTTGTTTAGCATTAAGTATTCGTAGCAAGTCTTTGGCTTTACAACTGGTTTACCATTTATATATCCGATATCACGAGAAGTATCATCGAACACAGTGGTATCAATCAGATCATCGTTATCGATAAGAGATGGATCTTGTTTAGCAACTTTTGGTTTGAACTCTAAGATATTGTCCATTTTATTTGTACTCCTGATAGTGATCGCTGACCTCTGGAGGATCGATATTGATCACTTCATTGTTTCTGTCAACAACATTGATAGGCGTCCACTCACCATCATTGCGCTTGATTTGAATTTCGTGTCGAATGACTACCCATTCTTTTGTTGCTGAATTATCAGACCAATCCCAGAAGTTAACTGCACGAATATCAGTAATCATCACTTATCCTCGCGATGATATTTTACATTATCTCTAATAGACATACCAACACCCCACGTCACAATCATCAGCAATCCTACGACGATCATCTCTTGACCAACAAGCAGCAGTAGAATCCAAAATATGAACACAGCCAACATGATCGCGATCATACCATATGAAAATGCTATAAGGTGTTCTTTCATTACTTATCCGTCATCAATGAGCAGTAGTCTTTTCGCCGTACAGAAAATCTTCAATTTCCATACAGGCATCAGTTAGTACATCTAACAGCCTCAACTCAGCTTCATCTGTGGTATCCATATACTTGTCGATAGCATCGAGCAAAAGTGTGTTCAGTTCTTTGAGATTGTCCATATTACCACTCCGGTCCAGTTGTCTTGTCGGTACGCTGATAGATGTAAGAAAAGTCACACCCATATGCAGGAACAACCAT